AAGTAAAACTGATACCAGTATAGGAAATAGCCTTCTAAGTATTTCGGTTTTGCTGTTGTGACTGTCGTGGCAAAGGTAATCGTTCCGGTCTGTGCTAAAGAAGCTCCGGTGTCTGTATTGTCTGTTAAAGTTAAGGTGTCCCATGTTGAGCCGTTCCATACCTTTCCCGTTAAAGTAGAAGCGACTGTGTTCGCTAGACTGACATACGCCTTTATTCCTTTAAGTGGTCTTGGCGAGCCAATTAGAAAATATCTCCAATCCGGAAGATAAGGAGATGAAGGAACTGTAAAATCAGCCGTATGTCTTGCTATTCCCTTGGATATACGGAATTCGTCAATATGCCCTTTATATAGATTTGCATGATTAGAAGTTGCTCCAATTTCAAGAACTGCGGCAAGATTAGGAACTTCATTTGTAGAAATTGCAGTTGTTACGGTAGCTGTTCTTGATGAACCATTCCAAAATAAATATAAATTGCTTCCGTTTCTTACAAATTCTATATGAGTAAAACTGCTAGTCATTCCAAAAGCGGCAAATGAATAACTTGCCTTAACTGTTCCACCGCTTTTAATTTCAAAATAAAAAGTGGTAATACCAGTCCATGCTGTAGTGTAATATAGTCTCCAATAGTTATTATCATCAACATATTGCCCACAAATACCCCTTGTTACAGTACCCTCACCGCTATCAGGTATAACGTGTTTTAGTTGTACATCAATAGTAAAGGGGTTTGCACCAAAGTACCAGTCTGCCGAGTCTGGAACGGTACAGTAATCACCCGTTCCGTCTAAAAGTAGTGCAGCCGAACCGAATTGTTTATAGGCTGTGTCAAGACAGGCATTACCTTCCAAAGAAACTGTCTGCCCTGTTGCCGCTGTCTGGTCTGCCGTATCAGC